CATAGGACTCTTATCGCCCATTGACTTGTCATCTAAGTATGGCTTGAATGGATCAAACGCATCTGGTGTCTCTTTGGCAGCATATGGAATCATGATCTTGCTATCTTTAGATTGCTCTTTGATGCTGTTTAGATATGAATCGCTATAATCTTTATTAGCTTGTTCGGCTCCGCTTATTTTATCAAAATCTTTAGTGTTTGGCGACATCTGATTAGCATACTCTTCTTGTTCGCGGTTTATACTATCATCATAAGCACTATCTACTAAACGAACATAATTCAAGTTGTAACCTAGCAACTGCGCTAATTGCTGGACCATTGGTTCTGTGCAAGGATAACGGAACTTACATTTTAAAACTGTTACTGGTTCGTTCTTAATGCCTGGAAAACCATATACATCTTTTTGTATAGGCAATGTTTTAGGTGTGATAGGACCAGCAGGATCAAATTTCTTTAGATTGAAAATGAACATATCTAGGAAGTTTTTATCAACTTCGCCAGCTATTTTAATTGTGACATCATATAGATGTATACTTTCAGCTATATATTTTTTAAGGCTTTTCATATCTATAATTCCCGTATCTAATATTTATCATTTATCTATGTTTTTGCTAAGAAGGGCTTTTAGGATCTCGTTACGATCTAGCACTTTACCTTCGCCTATGGGAGTAGCTTCTACTTCTTTTTCCTTACTATTTTCCTTTTGATCTAGTGCTGCTTTCTTTAATTGTAACTCTATCATCTTAAGTTTCTTGCTAACTTTAGCAGTTTTGGCTGTAATCGCATGTCCTAGCATAGTACCTGCTACGTTGAATATCTCGCTGCTATAACGGCCATCAACCTGCATACCTAGATCCATTAAGTCTTTATAACTATTCTGTGCTAGGTCTGCTAGTCTATCCATCTCTATGTCAGCTGATTCTAATCCACGCACTTGTGGTAATGCATTTTCTATTTTTTCTAGATTGTTTAATGCTGCCTCTGTGATTTCCTTAGTCTCCGGGGGCAATTCAAGTTCAGGATCTGTAGAACTTGACATAGAAAATAGTTCTTCCAATTTCTTAGTCATCGACTATTTATTTGCGTTTACCCTGATAAAACAAATCATCTTCAGTTATGACCCTAAAGCTGCATCCTATGCGTTTACAGTAGGCCATAGCCGCTGCCCATTTTGCATGGTTAATAGCGACTGTTGCTTTCTCTTTAGCACTTGCCAATCTGCTTTCTATCAAACTTTGTTTTTTGGGCTTTATCTCAACTATCTCTGCTTTTTTATTTCCAAATTTGTCTTGATATACTACAAAAAAGTCCGGTATATATACAGTTTGTTTTCCTGTCAATGGGTTCTTGTACGGGACTTGTATGGCTTCGCTTGCCCATTGTATGACCCCTTCGTGGTTATCACAGAACATCATAAAAGTTAGTTCCCAACCACTGCGATATTTAGGTATTGATTTACCTACATACTTATGTTTGTTTTTTACTGTATAACGACCTTGAGCAAAGTTTGCCATATCATAAAACTACATTTCTCGCTACAGGAAATACAGGTTTAGGAATTACTGCTATACCATATAAACTTACTTTGCTCTTAAAACTATTCATGTAGTAAGCCATAGTTTGATTAAGTTCAAGTTTATTTTTGCCTTTTATATTTTGCAATAATTCTAGTGCGTCCTCGCCTGATTCTTGCGCTACTCTAAAAAAGAATGCTGTAAAATTTTCAGCGATTTGTTTATTAGCACACACTCCGACAAAATAACTACGAACAACATCGTATTGATTAGTAGGAACGGTTAGATTGATATTATAGAAACTATCAAAAATTTTAATCGTTCTATCTATTGATTCTTGTTGTGTGCTGATCAATGGCATATTATGATCTTACCTGTGTGCCTGCTGTAGGAGTTTTTGTGACTGGACTTGGGTTAGGAGGATTACTAATAGTTGGCGCCCCTGCAGTGCCAATAAAATATGGTGTAACCGAACGATCTGGAATATCAAATAATATATTTCTATTTGTGCTTATTGGACTACCGAATCCACCTTCGGACGGACCAAGCATACGTTTTAACTCCTGTTTTGAATTTTGTTTTAGATTTGAATTCTTAACTGTGTTATATGCAGTGCCTGCATCTTGAATAGCTCCGCCAATATCTCCCTCTCCTAATTTTTTCACTATGCCTCCTGCTGCATCTAGCAATCCTCCTGGACCTAATATGTTGCTATTGCTTCCTGGTCTTGCTATTGGACTTACAGTTCTATCATAATTTGCCTGATCGCCGAATCCAGTCACTATATCATTTGGTTTACGACCATCAATAGCGCCTTCGTTGTATACAACTGTCTCATAATCTATAGACATATTATTAGTCATCACGCCATTGTTTTCTTCATAATTATATGTATCGTGAGCAAAACTTGTTATTATAGGATTTATCAATGTATAGGCAGTAAAGTTATGTTGATTGAAACCAAACACTGTGATGTTTTTAAAGAAAGGTACTTTCTTTCCATTTCTAGGAGTATTTGTCTCGCCTATGTAACCCCAATTATCATTACCTTGTATGCTATCATTATAGATATTACTAACATCATAATCAGCATTCGTAGTGCCCGGAGTAGCGCTAGTAGGCGGGCTAGCATTTGTAGCTCCTCTATTGCCTAGAAATACTGTAGGTTTAGTAGCATCAGCATAATAATAGGTGTAATATGCATACCACATTTTATTGATAGTATTACCATTGTCATCGTGAAAAACTATCTGTATAGGATCATATCGTAATTTTGTCTGTACAATTCTTTTACGATTGTATTGATTTAACTGAGCAGTATTAAAACCATAACTAGGTAATTTAATGTTTTTAACAAGCAAAGCATAGTTTGTATTCACACCTGTAGGATACGCTTCAGGATTGATGTTGAAGTAGGTGTGAAATACAAACTTGTATTTAGGCGCATTCTGATAAGAATTCGTCCTAAATGTTTTCGCTGCGTGAGTGTAGTCCCTAAGATAGTGATTGCCGAAGAATCCTTCGCCAACACCCTTAAGGAGATCCTGGAAAAAACCTGCCATGAACAGGATCTCCTAATTATTAAGTTGCTGCACCGATACCAGTCGCGCTATCGCCTGATAGTATTCTGCCAATGCTCTGACCTACGCCACTAGTCAATGGTGATTGTATTGCGTTATCATAAGTGATAGCAAGTGCGATAGTCACAGCTTCGCTTGTGCCATAGTTCAATGTGTTATAGTTTGCGCTCTTTAGGAAACAACCATATAGCTCCCATGTATCAATCACAACTGGAGCGGCAGTTCCGTTACCACCATCAAGAATTTCGATGTTTGTCTGGAACTTATAATCTTGACCTGTTGCAGCAGATGCCTGCTCTACGAAATCTAATTGTTTCTGTAATTGCTGACCAACTGCTTTAGCCACTGTGCCCGATGCATCATCACGAACGTTGACGTTGATATCAGCCCATGTGTGTTTACCTGCTAATTTAATAACAGAGTTATAAACTTGCAAAGGAATTTCTGCGAAACTCAAGTTAGGGCGTGAGCAGTCAATGACTTGCTTTGTTAGACTTAGACCTCCGGCAGCGTCAACTCCAAAATTTAAGAAGTTAACTCTGAAACGGAATTGTAGTTTAGGCATCAACAGGCCCTGATTGCCTCCGGCATTATCAGATGCTACTGTCATGTTAAACAATGATTGTGAGGCTGTTGCCATTTGTAAATTCTCCTACTGTATAGTATTTATCATGTCTGAGAGCCCCTCGCGAGGCTCTCATTATTTCTCATTATGCTCCTGCCAACTCACCTGTGTTCAAGATGCGTACTGGTATATAGATGAATTCAGCAGCCTTGACAGGCTCAACTGCAACATCGATATACAATTCGTTACGATCTATTCTAGCAGGAGTGTTATTACTCTCATCGCAGACTACCAAGTAGTCAAATATTCCTCTCTTTGCTACGAGATCAACCATCAATGATTCTACGACTCCAGAAATCTGCTGACGAGTCAATGCATCATTTGGTTCGAACACGAACGGTCTTGCTGCTATAGTCAATTGACGACGGATATATGCAACAAGTCTTGCGACATTTGTTCTATCCAAAGCGCTTTGGCTATTGAATGATGTCTTGTTACCATAATTCAACAAGCCGTTACCAGTGAAGAACACTAGTGGGTTAATGAAGTTGATATATAGAACATCACGGATACCAATGCGTGTCTTCATTGTCTGGAATTCACCAGTGCTACGATCTAAGTAACCGATATTCAATGCGTTATCGATGATACCGCGTCTTGTACCTGCTGCCGCTAACCAGGGGAAGGCCACTGTGTCATTACGCAAGAATGTGCGCAACATCATGTGACTTGCTGGTACAGCAACTTCATTGCCGCTCAAGTCTAATGCGATACCACTTGGGTAGAACAAGCCAAGATAAGTGTTGCGTGTTACACAACCATCTTCACCTGTGCTTGTAGCACCTGCTGCGTTAGTTGCCCATGCTTGAATTGCTGTTGCATCTTCTGGTAGACCCATTGGAGTGTCGCCTAAGATGTAACCTGTCTCACCGCGATCCGCATTCAATACAACCATATTAGGCTGACATTCTGGATAGTTTGGTGTTGCCATCAAGTTGAAGAAGTTATCTTCATCACGGATTGACAAGTTAGTGTCGATCACTGAACGCAATGATGCTACGACCATTGCTCTCTGTGCTTTACGACCCATGTAAGGACTACCGTCTGATTGTAGACCGCTTGCGCTTACCCATGTGCTACGGATAGTTGGTAATGACTCATCTGGGAAGGCTACTGAATTGAAATAGTTAGTTCTAAACTGCTTGACATTATAACCACTTCTGCGTGTATTGAATAACAATATACCTACTGGGAAGTTAGCTGTATTTGGCGCATCTAAATCTAGATTGTTGCTTGAGAGCAAACTCACGATTGTTGGTATAGGATCATTCGCAGGATTAATAGTATTCTGATTAGTTGACCAACGCGCATCTGCGAAAACTACGCCGCTGCCTGAAACTTGATCAGTATTGTCAATCAATACCCACTTATCTTCCGAGTCTACTGACTGCCAGCGTTTAATTACTGGATAGTTTTCTAAGTCGCTAGTATCGATCCATATATCACCGTATACAAGTGCTGTGCCATCGCTCTGTAGCGTTGGGGCGCTAGCGCTTACGATAGGACCGTTTGGATCGGTAGCATTAGTTCCAGTTGGTAGCGGGAAGCCGTTGCTATTGAAGTTTACATTACGATAGCCTCTCCAACCACTTGTAGTATTTACCATGATATCTACTTCGTCTGTGACGCTATAGAACCAGTTTGTATTATTTGCTGGTAATTCT